ATGCTAGAAGGTGACGTAGAGAAGTTTCTACGGTGGAACAACGAAGGTAAGCGGAAATTGTGGTACGGAACGCTCATGAAACGGAGCAATCCAGAAGAGTATCCGGGCAACGAATCCGAGCTTTACCAAGGCGGGAAACGGGTGAGCATTGAGGAGATGGAGGAACGGGCCGACGAATGGCTGGAGCAAAACGGCCGAACCATGACAGCCCAGGAGCGTGAACAACTGGTGCTGGAGACAATCCGCAGGGTGTTGGATGGGCACGAGTAACCCGGACAAAAGTAATTAGCCCTACCCCGGACACAAAAGGCACCCGGGGCTTTTTTTTGCACCTCGCACCCCGCATCGCAGAAAATTGCAAACGTTCGCCAGCGAACCAAAAATTGGACAGCGAACCTCAAGAGGGGACGCAATGGCCAGCAAATCGAGGCTGGGGCGGTGGGCACGGCTCTGGATGCACGTGACGGGTACGTGGCTGCGGGCCTCGAAACCAACTGAATGGATCAGCAGCCTGACTACAGCCGCTGGGGTTAGTGCAACAATTATCGCTGGGTACATGCTGTATTCGACCGGCGTCATTGACAGCAAAAAGAGCGAACTGGAGGCAAAAAAAAGCGAAGTCGCCATGCAGGTAATGAAACTGGAAGGCGACCAGAAAGAGCTAGTGGTGAAACGAGACGCTATCAATGCCGAGATCAACCAGTTGAAGTGGGTTTTGAAGGAAAAGGAAGCTGACTTGGCCCAAACCGCCAAGAATCTCGGGGCTGCACAAACGGAGGTGAGTGAGAAGCGAAAGCTTGCGGCCGGGTTTGCGTTAAAGCTAGCTGGTGCCGAACAGGAACTGGACAAGGCGAATAAGCGACTTGAAGCATTCGCTCGTCATGAGAGAGCGGTTGCTTTCCTGGCCGGTCTCGGCCGGACGACAAACCACCGGGTCGGTTGTGACATCGACATTGACCCGACGACACAGAAGGTGAGTGTCACAGTTCGGACCTACTCGAACGAGCGTGACAATGGGGGGTACGGGCCGGCATGGCAGAATCCGCCGCTCAAATTGGAAGAGTCAGCACCAATCGTGGAGGCCGTTTCGAGCATTAGGAATCTGGTCAGTCTTGATATTGTGGGAGTTGCCCTTGAACCGTCCGACTTGCAAGTTATTAGCCAAATTCACGGCCTCACGAGTCTGAGCTTGCCCAACTGTTTGCTGAGCGATGCAAAGATTCGCAGCCTGAAGGTCAACGGCGTCAAGAGGCTCAACCTGTCGAAGAACAACCTGACCGTTCTCCCACAAATAAGTGACGCCGCAAAAATTGACTTTCTTGATGTTTCTCACACGGCGGTTGATGACGGGTCTTTAGCCTCATTCCTTGACGGTGCCGTAAGCCTCGGGGTGTTCGTGGCCGATCGGACGGCCGTCACCGACGTGTCCCTCCGGCGGATCAAAACCCTTCGGTACGCAGGGCTGCTCGGAACAAAGGTGACGACCCAAGGCGTGTGTGACCTACTCACGGCGACGGAGCCATCGCAGGTGAGAGTACTTCTAGACAAGACGATCGAAAGAATATACAGAAACCATCTTGTTAAGAATAAGCTTTCAAGCGAAATATTGATGGCAGTAGGAACATATGGCGATCTGTGTGGGCCTGACAAAGAAAAATTCTACAGGCCAGATGGAGAATTCATCATCACCATTAAGGCCGTCGAGGTAGCTCCGCTGCCCCGGGTCAAGCAGTAAGCCGCTCGTCACGTCTTTCCCGGTCCTATAACGAGGAATGTCTGGTACCCGCTGGCCGCCACCTTCCACCCCTGGCCGAGTAGGTAGGGCACGCCGAGGCCGCCCTTGCCGGTCCACCGCCCGCTCTGCCAAACAGTGTCGTCGAACCCTACGATTGAACCGTCGTGGAAGTGCGGTTCGGCCGCCTTCGCCTCGGCCAGTCCGTGGGAAGCGTGTTCAGCGTGTTCGCAATCCATCGAATCAAGGAACAACACGTCGATCTTCCCGCCGTATCCCTTCAAAAATTGCACCGAATCCGACTCGACCACCGAAACCCGTTCGCCCCACGGACGACAAAGCTCCCGAGCCGTCGCACAATTCCCGCCGTCAACGTCCGTCGAAGTCAGTTGCCCCGCATTCCGGCCGTCCAAATAGCACCCGAATAAGTACGTACTGTAGCCCGCCGACCAATCCTCCCGGCTTCGAATACTACCGGTTTCAACAATTTGCGGGTTCGGAAAACGGCCAAGCTCTCGAAACAACCAGTCCATCGTGTTGTTCCGGTCTGCCAACGCCGAGGTGCCAGTACTCGCTTTCAACCAGTCTCGGACCATTTGTTGAAGCATCACGTCCCGGCCCAACGGAAGTCCGTAACGAGGTCCGGTTAGCATCCGTAAAGCGTGAGTGGCGATGTCCGAAGCAGACGGCAAAGCTCCGCCGTATTCCACCACACTCCACCGCTTTCGCCGGGCCTGGTTCACCGGTTTGTACGAATTCGCATTCCGGGTCATGACGACGTTTTTCAGCGTTGGCCGGGGCAACGTCACGCACGATGGGTAAAAGTGGTGAAACACGCCCAAAGCCGGAGTTCGAGTCATTGCGGCCAGGTGGTACGGGCCGGAATCGATGCCGATCAGGAGGTCCGACGCACTCAACAGGGCTGCTGTTTGCAGAACGGAAATGTGGCCCCAGTCCCGCTTCACGTGACGAATACGACCATGCGGCGGCCGGGGCACCCGGTTGTCCCAGTCCATCAGAACCAACGACCCCGGCATCCCGTCAAGGAGCAATGAGTACACCTCGGAAATCGCCTTATCCGGAATTGTTTTCTCGCCCTGAAAGTTCGTGCCTTTACTGTGAATACAGACGATCGGTCGGGGCAGGCCGTCAAGGAATCGATCCACCTCGGCCCGCACTTCCGGCGTGATGAGCTTGTCGAAACTGTCTTCCAGGTTCACTTGGCACAGTTCGTCCCAAAGCTCATCGGGTTCGCCGATGTGCGGAAGGCCGTCCCGGTTCAAATTCAAGAAGGTCTTGTTGCCGCTGCCGTCCTGTTCTGGTTTCGGGGAATTGAAGCCCGGGTAGTACTTCCACGGATTGTGCTTAAGCGTCTGCTGGTGCCCGATCCCGGCGGCCTGGAACACGTGTTCTTTGTTCGGTTCCCAGTGGCACCGAACGTCGTACCCCCGCCGTTTGTACAACTGGAGCAGCGTGACGTACTGCACACAATCTCCGAGGCCGTGGTCGAAGAACTGAACCAGCTTTTTCCCGTCGCTCATCTGCCTCCCAGTTGCTGATCAATGGCCCGAATTACGCCGGCGGCACCAATCATATCTAGGCATTTCGGCACCGCTTCACCGTCGTCCTGGATCACCGGCAGCGAACAAAGCGACAGGTCATTTCGATTTCCGTCCTTCAGCGGCACCGTCCTCGACTTCCAGCACGCTCTCGATGTGCGGCAACAGTCCAACGCCCCCATCGTGTGCAGATACTGAGTCGTGGAATACGCCGCCCATGACGGCTCCTCCCGGCCCCCGGCCAGGCACACATAAGGCACCTCGAACGCAGCGGCCGTGTGCATCAAAAACGAAACCGGACCGCACGCCACCGTCGAATACCGAACCAGCCGAAAGAACTCACGGAATGTCGTTTTGCCGATCAGGTTCAGCACTCCCTCCAGAGGGCGATGGATGTGGTGCGGATTCGCTTCTCCCACCTGAACGAATTGAAGCCGCCCCCGGAAATAATCCACCACCTCCTGCCAAATTGCCGTGCTAGCGAACTTGGCCGTGTAGTCTAGTTTGTGCCCGGCATTGATGACGCAGTACGGGACATCGGTCCGAACAGCGTCCAGCGGCTTTTGTTCGTCGGGGGCTAGGTACAGGTGCGGCCGGTTCACTGCCAAAGGCACTGGACGGCCGATCAAATTCGACAGATATTCGCAGAAGGCGTGCATGAAATGGACGTGCCGAGTGCCGCACTCGTGAATGGCCGGATATTCCATTTCCAAAATTGCACACTGGTACGCCGGGGTGTCGGTAACTCCGGGGTTGTGCCACCAAATTTCAGGTGCGGTCGTCTGGACCGATACGAGATATTCCCCCGGGTAAGCTCGGTGCAAGCTTTCGACGGCTGCTGTGAGGACCAGCACGTCACCCGGACACTGCCCCTGACGGAGGTGAAGACGATACGGAGGAGCTGCTTGCTTCTCTAGCGGTACGCCGTTGCCCATGTTCTCCTTTACAACCGCACCCCGACGCCGGACCGTCTCGTCCGGGTCGAACCCCCTCCTTGGCCGAGGCCGCTTGTCGCCGCCACAACCGCCGGTACCCCTCTTCAATGTCGGGGGCTAAGCCGCTGGTGCCATCCCAGATGTCGAGCATTCGGCCCGTCAGTTCACGTTTTAATTCATCAATCCACATGCAGTATTAAGAGTTCTGCCGTCCAGATTTACGCCGTGATGTCGATGGTTTGAGGCGTGCCGCCGCAGCACGAACCCGGCCCCGGTGTGTAAACGATTTGAGCGTGAAACGGGCTGGTCGAGAAAATCGTCACGCCTCCGGTGTACGTCCCACCGCCATCCGCAACCGAGTACGTCAGGGCACCGCCCGAACAGTGCAGCGTGATACTCCATCCGGTCGGGGCACAGCTAGTAGTGGCCCCGGCGTTCCACACCGTCGGACCGCCCGTCAGTGGAAGGGCCGGGATGCCCGGCGTACAGTTCGGTGACACCGTGTACGACAGAGAGCCCGGGTAACTACTACATGGAACGGCACTTGCCGAAGACGATGACGACGAACAGCCACAGCACCCGCCGAGGGGGATCGTGATGGAGCGGCCCCTCGACGATGAGCTTGAAGAAGAACGGCTTGATGAGGGTGCGGTGCTTGAAGACGGCAGCGGTGCGGAACTCGATGACGGCGAAGGAGTTGTGCTGGATGACGGCAAAGGAGTCGCACTGGATGACGGCAAAGGAGCCGTACTTGAAGACGGAAGCGGGGTCGCACTCGATGACGGCAAAGGAGCCGCACTTGAAGACGGAAGCGGGGTCGCACTCGACGACGGTTCAATGGGTGCTGCACTCGATACTGGTGCGGCACTCGACGACGGTTCAATCGGCGTAAGACTGGGCAACGGCTCTAAGATCGGTCCGGCCACACTCCTCCTTACTCACATCCCGGGTCACCACCGCCGTAATCTTCGATATGAAGAACATACATTCCGCCGTACAGATAAAGATTGGCGTCCACAACGGGTTGGGCTTCTCCGGTGCTGTACTGATTGGACCAGGTGCAGCACTCGTAGGCGACGGCAAAGATTGACGAACAAAACGTCCCACCGTCGAACCGGAACGGTCCGTAGCAGTAACCGCCACAGTCCCCACCGCCGCACAAAATGTGACCGAACACGCCCCACCCGGTCCCGAACGCCGATACCGCCCACAACGTTCCCGGAGTGCCATCGTTTTCTGCGTAAACAACGTAACTTCCGCCCGTCTCGGCGTTGAACTCCGGACACGTCGACGTGATGGTGACCATCACCCGGTTCGGTAGCAAGCAGGGGGTACTACAAACCAGGTCGTAGTCCGGTTTCGGCTGGCAGCAATCTTCACACATCATCGTCAGGTCGATGTCGCCGGGCACGGGCCTCCTTAGCTGTAAATCACGGTCACGCAGTCGGGGATGCACACACTCAGCTTGGTGACCGTGAGAGTACACGCCTCGGCGTCGTACACGAGGTTCGACACCAAATCGAAGCACCCGCCCGACGAGGACGAACCCGAGGAACTGGACGAGTTCGACGATTTCGAAGAGTTCGAAGAAGATGACGAAGACGATGAGCCGGACGAACCTGATGACGAAGATGATGAGCCCTCTTCTTCACCGCCCCCGGCGTTGAACCGCCAGTCGTACACGTCCCACTGTTCTACGGACACGACGGTGCCCACGTCCACCCGACGGTCGTTCCATTCCCAGACGCCGATGCCACCCGTCAGCAATCGCCCGTTTTCAAGGTACTCCCACTTCCCGTTGGGGAGCTGAATGACCTCTTGAACCGTGTATTTGAACCGGTTGCTGGGTTCGGATGAAGATGACGAGGGCGGGGAGGCGTCCAGGTCAACGACCCCGGTGACGGCCGCCTGGAACCCGGTCTGGATCACCCGCAGTTGCGTGCCGCCGCCGAAGTGCGACACCTCCAGTGGCGGGCTGGTGCGAATGTCGGTAATCGTGTTGACGTACTCAACCAGCCGGTTGTATTCGGCCGGTGTCACCGTCTGGAACGCACTGAGCTTCTGAAGCACTGGCCCCCTTTACCACGTCACCGCAAACAGGTCGTTCAACTCGCCGTACTTGTACATGGGCCGACCGTCGACGAGACCCGTGTCCGTGTACAAGTCCCACTGGTTCCGGGTCGGGTCGTAGGCGTAGTTCCAGCCGACGTGTTCGCCCGGCACGACGGGCGTGAACGACACACCGTAGTCCCGCACCGACAGGGCGTAAGCGATCTCCCAGTAATAGTTGTTCGCCGTGGCCGCTTGGGGCATCACCAATGTCGGCGTGTACGCCGAAAACAAAACGGTTCCCGGTTCGTACCCGTCGAAAACGGTCTCGTTGATCGTGCCTTCCAGCGGCAGTACGGTGCCCAGGTTCGGGATCTTGCCGAGGTCCGGACGGCCGTCAACGTCCACCTTCACCGGCACCTGCTTCCAAATGTACGTGAGTCGTTGGTTGGCAATGACAATGGCTGGCTGAATTTCCAGTGGCCGGTGTTCCGGGTCCGTCACGAACCTGAACTGCCCCTGTGACGTTTGAAAATCAGCGTTGCCTTCCTGCGTTTTGACCACGAATCGGTTTATCTCGGTGGTGCTGGTATACTCCCCGTCCGGCACAATGAGGTAGTTGTTCGGGCGGAACACGACCGTCACCAACGCCTTGGCCCAGAGCGGGCTACCGTCCACGTCCTCCGACGGCTTGCCCATCGGCACCACCTCGGCACTTGCGGCAAAAAAATTGTAAAAGTACGGGTGCTCTTCAGGGGTAGAGCCTTGAAGAGAATCGAACTCCGGGGCCGAGGCCGACCGGCGAAGAAGACCGGTGCCGGGGTTCACGGTTTTACCAAGCACCACGTCCAGGAACCGCTCGACGTAGTAGTATTCGACTAGATAGACGATCGTGGCCTGGCTGTTGCCCGGTGCGAACGTGCCGCCACCGGACCCACTCGCTATGATCTTGTAGTCTGTGGCGTCCCACTCTGCGTTCGAGTCCTTCGTGGTCAGGGTGTAGCCGTACTCCGCTAAACTCATGGTCCTCCGTATGAATTAAAACGCACCAGCCGCCGCACTCTCTGGGGTCACCTTTTCGCTGATCGATTTCAAATAATCCCGACTCTCGATGGCGATCTTTTTCCGCTCGTTCTCCGCAATTTTTGTCGGGTCGAAGCTGGCCCCTTGCTGGGCCTTCTTGAACGCCTCTTCCAGACCAAAATTCTGTACCCGTACCGGCGGGAGGAGCGGGTTGTACTTGCCGCCCGCCCCGGTAAATTCGCCACCGGACCCGTGGCCGCTGAAGTCGCCGTCTGTGGTGTCCAGTCGCTCCCGGGCCGCTGACATAGCGTCTTCGTCCGCTTTGCCGCCAATCACATCGTCCCGAACAAAATCAGCCACACCACCCAGCGTTTCTTTGCCGAAACCGCCGAAGAAGTCGCTGATGTTTCCGGCCGCACCTTCCAGGTCGTTCACCACGGCCCGACCGAGGCCCTGAGCAATCGCTTTCGGCAGCTCGCTCGCCTTTTTCTCTCTCAACACCGAGTAAATCGCCTTAGCGTCCTTGATGACACTAACCACCTCAGACAAGGCCGTCCCGATAAGATCCAGGATGGCCTTCATGTGGTTCAGTGCCAACTGAATCAGCGGTAACGCCTCTTCGAACACGTCCAGCAGTCCGCCGCCGATGCCGTTGAAGATGTCGTCCACGATGTCGCCCACCAGGCCCCCGACCTGGACGAACGCCTCGTACACCTTCTTCAACACGCCCCACAAGCTCTCCAGAGCCGGAAGGGCCATTTCCTTCAGCTTGCCAAACAGTTCGGTCGCCCGACCTGCTTCGCCGTTGAACAACAGGAACCCCAGCGTCAACAGCCGCAGAACCTTGCCGATAGGGATGATCTTCGACAGGATCTCGACCAGCGGCCGGACCACGCCGACACCGGCCGAGATAAGGCTCCACAAGCTCGAAATCAAACTGATGGCTTTACCAATTGCGGTCCCGACGCCCAGAATTAGTAGGCCGATCTTCGACCAGTGGAGGATATTGTCCCGCTGGCCGTCACTGAGCTTGCTGAAGTACGCAATTAGCTTGTCGATCCACTTGATGGCCGATTCGAGCAGCGGGATGAAGGTGCGGCCGATATGAATGGCGAGCACCTCCAATTTCTGCGTGAAGATGGTGAACCGCACCGGGTCGGCCGCTTTCAGGAAGCCAAGAATGCCAGCCGAGGCGACGGCAAACCCTTTGGCCGAGGCGGACGTGAGGGTGTCCAGGCCGTTCTTCATCTGGCCCAGTTGCCCTTTGACGGCGTTCAGTTGCTCCTTGACCTTTTCGTACCCGGCCAGAGCGATCTGAATAATGCCGTCAGCAATCTTTCCCGTTACCGCCACGGTCCTCCTGTCACATCAGTTCGGCCTTCCACGTTTCCAGTTCGATCCGCTCCCACACGGCGAGCTTCGCCAGCAGCGTAATCCGTTCGTCGAGGAGGAGCAGGTCCATGATCTGACCGCCCCGGTCGCTCGACTCCATGTCAGCGTCCTCCGGCGGCCGGAGCATCACAAACAGGTCGGTGATCGTGTGCCCCCACACCTCGTTAGCGGGTAGTTCGTACTTGTGGCACACGGCCCGAACGGCATCGGTGACGAACACCGGGTCCGGGGGCGGGATGTCTTTCAGCGTGCCGTCGCCGGCTCGGTACTTTGGCGACGGGATGTGTCCCTTAGCCTGGAAGAACGCCTTTTCCACGTCGGCCTCGGACATGGGCACCCGCCACGCCCTTCGGAACCAGCCCGTCAAGAAACCCGTCGCCGTGTTCGGCCACCCCCTCCCAAAAGATGTCACCGGCCTCTTTTGCCGTCAGACCCGGTTGATACTTTCGCAGCGTGCGGACGAACAATTTGGTTCCCCCTTCGACGGTGGAGAGGTACCCTTGGAACGCTGCGTCATTGATGGCACCGGCCCGCTTCTTCTCTTCGAACGCCTGATCCAGATGCTTCTTAACGAAATCGTCCCGAAGGCCCTCCGGCAGGTCGTTGGCCGTTTCTAGGAGTTGCTTCACCGGGTCCGGGCGAGAGGCCCGGTACTCCTCGGCCACTAAGGCGTAGTCCTGTGCGGTGATGGGGGTCAGGCGGTATTGTTTGCCGCCGATTTCGATCTCTTTCATGGGTCTCCCTTGATTTTTAGCTCGGCATCGTCACGGCTCCGGTACTCGTGCCGGTACACGAGAACTCGACCGGCGTCTTGGCGTTGTTCTTCACGGAAAACGTCTTGATGACGAACGACCCGGCGAACACGCCCCCGCCGGTGCCGACGGTCAGGGTGATGGGCACCGTGGTGCCGATGGCGAACAGCGTGGACAACACGCTGACAGCACCTCCCCAGAAGGCGGTGAACGTGGTCTCGGCAGAGTTGACCCCGGCCAGCATCGCCTGCCAGCCTCCGCTGCCGGTGTCGGTCACGTCCTGCGTGTCGTTGTTCACGTTAATGGTCCATTCGGTGACGGGGCACTCCGTGCTGCCGGCCGTCACCCCGCCGCCCATACCGATCTGTTTTGCCATGTTCCTCCGGTGTTAAGTCCGGAGGTATGTAGGGGTCACGCTCCCAGAATTGCGATCTGCCAGGTGGTACTTGCGGCCGGGACGATGTGAACGGTTTTCACGCTGCCGCTGACCGTGATCGGCACGTTCGGGATGACGAGGCACTGACCCGCCTTCACCGTGTATTGGTCGCTGCCGAACAGCGGGTTGGAACCGCCGCCAACGGTCAACGAGGCCGCACCCGTGTTGTAAATTGCAACGGCGTTCACTGTGGCGAACGTCAGAGCGGTGCCGAACGCATCGGTTAGGCCAGTGGTCACGTCGTAGCTGGTGCCACTGCCCGTAGTGACCTGTTTCGTGAACCGTTTGGCGGCCTGTGCCGAAGAGAGACCGAGGGACGCTACGATCTTCGGGTTGCCGTTATAAATCCCGAGGCCGACGGTTTTGTTGTCCTGAACTGAAACCGTGATGTCGATTTGTGCGGTGTTCGCCATGTTCCTCCGGGGTTATTTGTTGGGGTCTTCGAAGAGTCGGTAATCCAGCTTCACGCCGACCTGATACAAGTTCGACGGATCCGTGAGGCCCACGGCGTACTGCTCTTGAAAGATGCCGATGTCCTGGTCCGTGGCTTCATAATTGTTCGTCAGGTGCGAATCGAGGTTCTCGGCCAAATCTTCAGCCTCCTCCAGGTTCTTGGCGACCACCAAGACGCTGAAGGTGGACTCCAACACGCCGTTTTGGGTGTCCCGATTGGGTACCCGCACAAACTCGGCCACCTGGATGTACGGGGGCTGAAGATTGTCCGTGGTCAAGGCGTTCACCTGCCCCGGCATCACCAAATTGAAGTTCCTGATCGTGGTCACAATCTGCGATAGAGTGCTCCTCAAATGCCCCCTTACTTACCCGTCACGATGATGCGGGCGATGGCGTCTTTCGTCTTGTCGAACCCCAGCGACAGCCAGGGTCGTGGTTTCATTACCGTCGTCCCGAGTTGCAAAAACTTCGGATACCCCTTCAAGTTCGTGCCGACCGTCAGCACGAATTTCTGGCGGTCCAGTTCCCAGGTGATGCTCCGCTGAAGCTGGCCGGACAGCTTTTTCGGGAACCCGCCCGGAACGGAAGGATCGAGGCCCACGTACCCGCCGCTCGGCGTCCGCTTATAGCTCTGCGAATCGTTCAGATACCCCCGCAGCTTGCTGGCGAAGTAGCCCCCGGCTTTGGCCATGTTGCGGGCCAGTTCGGACTCCGTGAGCCGCAGAAAATCCAGACCGTACCAGTTCACGCTCACTGGAAACTCTCCACATCAAGCCGCTTTTTTGCCCCTTCCGGGTACTGCTCTGCCACGAGTTGGAGGTACACGTCACTTTCCAAAGCGTTCAGCGGGTCGGCCGTCAGGTGGTACTGGTTGCCTTTAGCGTCAACCAGAACGTCTTCCCGCTCGAATGCCCTGGTGACGGCCGTGGTGTAGATCGTGTGCGTGACGACCGTGCCCCGCTGCGAATAGTACAACTGAAGGGCCGAGGACGCCGGCTGAATGAAACACGGGACGCCAGCGTATGCTTGCGTGTACCTGTCGATACGTTGGGCGGTGCCCTGAACGAGGTTCTGACGCCACACCGCTACACGATGCCTCATTAAATTTTGGATGGTACTCCTTGCGTGGTGAGACGAGGGATTTTGTACATGCTCAGTGCCGACTTCGACGTGAGTGACAGCAAGTCCCAGTTGTTCTGTGCGGCTTTCGTGTAGCTGTACTTGTCGAGCGTCTCGCTTTGCATCAGGGGGTTTTGAAGCCGAGACGCAAAGGTGAGTTGCACGAGTTCTGCAACCGCCTGCTGAACGGCTTCGGGAACGGTACTGAACCCGCCCGTATACTGAATGCGGTAGTTCTGGACGCCACGCACGGCCGGGAGAATGATCTCGCCCGTGGTTTTGTTCACCTGGTAGTACACCTCGTCCCACCAAAACACGAGCAATGGACACGAGACGTTCCTGGCGGACCGAGTTCCGTGGTTCGTACACATCTCGGCAGTCTGCCACTGAAGGAACTGACTGTTCATGCCGGTCGCTGTCCACCCGCTACCGAGGGCGTTAACCGCTGCGTAAAGCATCTCGAACGTCGGGTACGCTGCGAAGGTGAAGGTGCTGGTGGTGCTGACGTTGTTTAGGGTCTTCTTCAGCACCACGGCCGTCGGGGTGATGTCCACCGTGGCCCGCTGGACGAGGTTCGCCGGGTCGTTCAGTTGCACGTAGAAGGCGGGAAGTTCGTTGTTCCGGACGCCAGTCAGGTCGGAGATCGGCGGGTTATTCGCCCAAATGGAAGCGGTCGGACCCACCACGCTGTGAAGCTCGTCGTAACTGGCCTGTGCGAACGTGCGGTTCAGCTTGGTTTCGACGACTTGGCTGGCTGCCGTGATTAGAGCGGCGATCACCGTGGTGTCGTCGTCCGTTGCGGTCGGGATCTGTGCCAGGGCTCGGTCGATGGAGATCAGGTCAGCCATACCGGTATGTATGGCCAACAGGAACGAAAACCGTTCGGCGGTGAAGAAACAAAAAGAAACGATCAGCCGCTAATGAGGTGGGAAAGTCACGAAACTTTTCCGGTGCTCTTGAGACGCAAAAACGTTCGAAATACAAGGCTTTTAAGCGAGAAGTGCGGTCGAGGCAGGGGTGCGACTTCTAGAGCCGGACAGATCACCTTCCGTTCCAACGGAATACCTGTACAATGGCTCACAGCGTCGGAGTGCCAGGCCGACGTGCAATAACCCCGGGGGCCAGCCCGGGGTTATTGTGGTGGACATACACCTATTGGGGGTGCATGTCCCAACACGGCCATTCAATCTTACCCACCGTTGAGGGAGGGGTAGTCGAATGAGCAGCCACGTTGTTTGGTCTGCTCTGGCGGTCATTACGCACATAGGCTTGGCATGGGCTCACTCTTGTGAACCCATGTTATGCCTGCTGTACCTGTGTCAAGTCGTGCAAGACTTCCACAAGTGGCGTGCGGATCGCCAGGGCAATGTGTCAAGTGAACGGAAGGAGTGACCTTCGTTCGGGATGCCCGGTATACCTGGTATACCGGGCAGCTCTTCCACTAGGATACCGGTAGCACCTCTCGAATGCAACGACGACTATCGACGACCGTAGACGATCGCACAACAGTAAAAATTAAAAGCCCATTCTTTTCAGGCACTTCAAGCAAATTTGACTGCAAAAAAATTCTCAAAAAGAGCCTCCACATGCGAAGCGAGCAGGGCTGTTTTGTGCATCTTGCACAAGCTTGAAGCAACCTGCCAAGTGGCAGTCGGCTCAATTTTTTGAGTCGCCCCTGCAAGAGAGCTGCGAAAGGCTTGCAGGGGTAAGGTGACAACCGTTGTCACTCTTGGGGCAAACGGCTTGCCGGGGAGCCGCTTGCGAGCTTGTTCAAGTTGAACATCAGACATAAATCGTTGAGCCGGTTCTTCTTTAGCAGCCTTTAGGCACCGGCAATCCCTAACTTCGGGGGCAAATTTCGCCGGGGCGATGTCATCACCCCAGCGGCGAATCGCAAGAAAATGCCAAACAGCAATTGCCATTGTGACTTTTTTGCACTGAGCGAGCCGACGGGGCTGGAACCGACTCTGTGATGGTGGAGTTACCGTGTTTCTAAACACGCAACGTCAGCAAACAAAAGCACCTGGCGTAATGTTTGCCAGGTGCTGAGCTTTTGCTTCGAACTCTGGCGTCAACCAGCAGCTTGAATTCGGAGCATCATGGGCCTTAACTGCTGCTGGTTGACCCCGCTGACAACACGACGATGTTCGACGACACCGACCCGTCCGCACGGGTGTACGGCGTAGTCAGCGGGTTCACCGAGTCGAAGTAGAACAGGAATCTGAACGAATCTTGTGCCAGGTCGAAGTAGAGGTACGGTGTCTGATCAGCGATCAGGCCGCTGTACCCGGCCGCACAGGACTTCGGGTGCCACAGGATCAGAGCACCACGGGAACCCAACGCCGGGATGTTTTCCAGGGTGTACACCGGCTTGCCCAACAGCGTGCCCTTCGGCTTCGGCCCGAGCAACTGTTCCTGACCGAAGGTGCCCGGGGTCCAGGCCGGGTACGGGTTGGTTGCCCCACGGTTCGGGTACGCCAAGCTGTACAGTTCTGGCAGAGTGCTCTTGCTGCACAGCCAGATGGCGTCATTGTCGAAATCGTCGTACAGTGCCGCATTCATCTTCGTAACGTCGTCGAAGTTGATCCGGCCCGGTGTCGCCGCAATGACCGTTACGGCTGCGGCGTTGCTCACCAAGTTAATCTGGGAGTTCGTACCCGCAACCACGTTACCGTTGGTCATGAATCGGAGCCGCTCCGGCACGACCTGTTTGATGACGTTTTCCAAATTGTAGCTGTTGAAGCGAAGCAGTTCGTCCGAGGTGTTCACCAGGACGGCACCCTTCACCAACGACAACTGGACGTTGGCCGTCACGCCAACGGTGGCGGTGATGCTGTTCGCCTCAGCGATCACGTTCGACTGGATACCGGCCGCCGCCGAAGACTGGACCCACGCCGGAATGTTCTCGACCTGATTCCGCATCTCGTACTTGGTCATCATCCCGAGCAGGTCCGGGACGTTCTGGAAGGTAAGACGCCACAGGTCTTTAGCCCACTCTTGCGGCACGAGGTCACCACCCTGGTGACCGGACCCGCCGCTGATCGACATGCCAGTGGCTTTAGTTCGAGCTTCGACCGCCTTTCCGTACTGGGAGAAACGCCGAGCTGCGTCGAAGTCGCCTTTACGTGCCCGGATGTACCCGGCCACAGCGTCACCTAGGTTCTTGAATCCGCCAGTTGCGGCCAGATCGGAGCCCGCTACGTGCGGGGTGGCGAATGCCGGACGCTTGACCCGGTTCGCCAGCTTCTCGGTTGCCTTCTCGACGGCCTTGGTGACAGTGGCATTAGCATCGGCTGCAAGACGCCGGACAGCATCTTGGACGAGTTCCTCGTCCCCTTCGTCCTTGTCCTCTTCCGCCTCGTCTTCTTTTACTTCGTCTTCAGCGGTCTCGCCGATGTCCTCTTCAGTGGCCTCACGGCACACGCCAGCGGCCACTAAGGCGTTGCCTTTTTCCTCGTCGCACTGAAGAACGGTACCTTCAGCCAGACCGCCGAAGCTCGACTCCAGAACGTAACTGACCAGTTTTTTCTTATTCACTTGCCCTCTGATTATTTGATTCAACACATATATGCCGAACCCCCGACCTCCCGGACGCCTCACCCCCGGCACTCGCCTGGCAGGTCGCCACGTTCTGCGGTCTGGTTGGTCACTCACTTAGAGGATATGTAGAGCAGTGGCGTCAAGAATTGAACTCTTCAATCATTGAAACCCTTACCCCTCACACCTCCACCGCTGCCGCAAAGTACACATCATTCGCCTTGATGTAAGAATAAATTGGGTTTGAAATGCCCAAGGGCTGCGGGCCGTCCATTTGGTTTGCTAGGGCTGCGAACCCAGGGCCTGTTACCTGATACTGCCGATCGCCAATTGGTTGTTTGCCTGTTTCGTAAGCCTCTTTAGACACGTAAGCGTAAAGCGTTACTGTGCCTTGATTTCGGCTCACATCAATTCCTAAACCGATCCACCGCCAATAAGTGGAATCAACAGTGGTGCCGTAGTTTGTTTCGTACTGTCCCGTTAACTGTAATGCCATTTGATTCCTTATTAATAGAGGTTGTTCACTGTTCCAGTCGAGTCCTTGAACACCAGCTTCCCCGCAGTAGTGGAGTAGTACAGCGTGCCGTTTGGTGCCGCCGAGTCTGCCAGTTCAGCCGGTTTAATTGCCCTTTTGCATTCGATCATACTGTGAGCAAAGTACACGACTTCCACATCAGTACCGGCATTGTTCGCTGACACACGCCAAGCGTTGGTACCCGATCCGTGGGACTGGTCGGTAATTGCGATGGCACAAACCGCACCGCTCGAACTACGGTACAGCCCCGGGCCTTGTGTGCCGCTCCGGAACGACGCACCGGCAGACGACGTGCTCAACGAAATTCCGCTGTCCGTTCGAATCAAACCGCCAACCTTCAACTCATTGGCAACCCCGCCGGTAACGATCTCCAGCCCTCTGCCGACCCAGGGGCGAATGAATGCGTTGCTGCTACCGTTGGCCTGCCTCATTTCCAACTGTGCTAGCGTTACAGCATTGCCGTTGTAATCGGTCGTTGCGTATGGCTTGATGGTCGCTTGTGTGGTGCCCGTACTGTCCTTCCACTCGGTGTACGCCGCCGTTTGGGATGCCGCACCATTAATTACCAGCCCCACGTGAGAGGCGTTCTGAATGGGAATGTTGAACGCCACATTTGTTACAGGACTGGCGTACAAAGACGACGTGCCGACCGTGCCTGTGCTCGACGTGAAAATAGCGGCGTTGCTGTTCAGGATTCTAAACGTGCCGGAGTTGTTGTCGAACTGGGTCACCGCACCAGTCGAACCGCCATCGAGGATTAATCTGGGAGTTGAGCCGACACCCATTCTGACGTTGGCCGAACCGAGAGTGGCGTCACCCGTTACAGCACCGGACACAATCACGCCCCCGGCTGCTGTGATCCTGGCGAGTACAGACCCTGTGCTTGATTGCCACTGTTGCAAATCGAACGTTTGGCTTGCTCTGCCGGTGATGGCGAAACTGCTGGTGTAAGAGACGCTCAGCGGGGTCTCGACCTGTAGTGACGGTTGGCCAGCTTCGCCGAAGTACAGACCGAGGCTGCCCGACCCTCTCACAATTTTTAGGCCGTTAACCGACAGGCCGGAATTCGTCGTGTACTGGCTTGCGAAAATGCCGCCGTTGTCCTGGATTCTGAAAACCTCGGTGCCGACATTGTTGCGGATCGACAAACCTTGGTCACTCGCAGTGTCGCCGAACTGGATTACGGGTCGGTCTCCGGCGGTCGTAATCCGAAGCCGGAGATTCCCGCTAGTGTCCTGCCACTCTTGAATTGTGGCGTTTGTGCCGGTCTGCTTTACTGTTTGCAGTGCGGTGAACGTGTTGGCCGTGTCTTTGCGGGCGTAGGGGGTCAGGTCCGGGTTAGGGACAGTGGCCCATGATGGATTAGTTCCGTCGGTGGTCAAAAACTCACCACTGTGACCTGACTGATCTGGGAGCGATTGGCCCGACGGTCCTGGTGGACCAGCCGGACCTTGAGCCCCCTGCGGTCCCTGAATACCGATGGTGACTAGTTGTACTTCAGTGGTCTGTTCGACCAGTTGATACACGTCCTCGGACACTTCGATTAGTTGGATCGGATCGTTTCTAATTACCGGCATTCTTCTCCTTTAGGCCCCCGCCGTCACGCTCGCACGGATAACTACCAACCCCCCGAGGAGGGGAGTCACGACCCCGCCCGACGCAAGCAAAAGATCGTATTCGGCGTTCGCTGCTGTCAGAGTTGCCGTGTCCGAAGCATCAATGTTCAGCGTAATTCTTCCGTCCGTTGTGCCGAGGGCAATTCCGCTGTTGCCCGTGGTCAGGCTAATGACCACCGTTTGGCCGCTCCTGATCGCCATTTCTGCCGTGTAGCCCGTGAGATCCACCGGCGTCTGGTTGCTGCGGTCCGGCCCTGTGGTCCAAGTAAACGTCTTCGTGAACGTGGCACCTTGGTACACCGTCAGATTCAGTGGAAGTGGAAACTGGTCGGTCGATGCAAGTACTGTTGCCACTTAGACCTCCCAACGCTTCAAAAGGGCCGCTACCGCTTCTTCTGCGATCTTGTTCGGGTCCATCTTCAGGGCCTTCACCGCATCCGCCATCGGCCCATACACGTTCGCCTTCTTCTGGACCGGCTTCTTCGGCGTCGGCTTCTTGGTCTTGCCGACGATGGTGATACCCCAGTTGTCGAGACTGAACCCCTTGTTCACCGTCTCGACGAGGGCGGCTGGATTCGACGGAATGGACACCACGCTGTACTCCAACAGCAGCGAGCGGGTGATGACGCACTGGACGGCCGGATTCGCTTCCACCTCGGCCGGCTCCGGCTCACGCATTTCGAGCGGGATGAAGCCGATGCTTTTCCCCTTCAGGACTTCCGCCTGGACCATCGAGAACACGAAGTCGGGGAGCCATTCACCCTGATACGCTTCGGGCCGTGGCGTGTAGTACGTCTTGGCGATAAGGCCATCGGCGTCGGGCTTGATCCAGAGGCACTTACCGCACGGCCGGTCCTGATCATGGCCCCAAAGGACGATAGGGTTCTGGCGGTAGCTATCGAGTTCGATGCCCTCCGGGAGGACGATTTCGCAGTCTCGATCCATTAAACGTGTGGTGACCCGGGACGTGTCCACCCGCTCCGTGGCCTGAACGTCGGTGACTTCGGACGTGACCGCCTTCCTTCGGAAATTGTAGGCGTCGGTTTTCGGCAGTTCTTTGACCAGGCTGTCGATGTACCGGGCCGTGTCTTCGGTGACCCGCACCGGGGCCAAGGCACATTCAACGGTCTTTTTCTTCACGGGCCTCCTGTAGCTTTTGGAACTCGTCGAACTCCCGAACCACACGCTCCAAATCCTCCGTGATCTGGTCCAGCGGGTCCGGGATCTTGGTGCGGTACGGGCCTTCTTTCTTTTCCGGCACCAGCACCTTCTTGCGGTATTTCCTCATGCAGTATCTAGGGGTTGATTACTCGAACTCGTACTGCAAAGAGCATCGGCAACCGGGATGACCTGGCGGGTGATCGATCCTGGCGTAAGGCCCGATCCCTTTGGTGGCGAACGGCTGATCCAGCGGAACACCGCCCTTGCGGGCCAGTTCACGGCACAAGTCGCACGCCATGTTGTCAGGAAGCCACTTTTTCATGGCCGTTACGCCGGACTCGTCGATGGCGAGTAGTTCACCAGCGTGCTTAGCTCTCGACGACTCGGTTTCAGCGATCAGCATTGCCCGGGTCTCGGTCAGGTCTTCGAAAATTGCACCGACCCGCTTCGACAGTTCGGCGTTTGCTTCGCCCTGGCCGAGACCGCTCTGAATCGCTTCCCGTGTTGCCTTCACCGCATCTTCGACCGAAAGGGTTGTGGTGGAGAGCGTGGAGTCAGCGAACGCCAGGGCCGCACGCTGGACGGCATCGTCGAGCTTGTTCACCGGGAGCACCTTCAAAGCCCCGCCAATCTCTCCGAGGACGGCTGATCCACCTTCTTCGACGTAGAGTCGGAGAACCGGCACTAACTCCCGGACGATCTCGTCCTTCCAGTCGGCCACGGGGAAGAAACTTTTGGTGTGGATGGCGTTGGCGTGCTTCAGGCGTGAAATCACGTCCTGGCCGAGGCGAGCGTACAGCGACTTCAGCACCTCGACGAGGGCCGTGGCGTCCGGCACCGTGGATTTGTACCCCTTCCGCTTGAACCGCCCGCCGGTGTACGACGTGGTGAACGTCTGGGCCGAGGGCGTTCCGGTCTCCATCAACTCGAAGAAGAACTTGTTTCCGTCCGGGACCGGATCGTACCCTTGCTCCTCCCGGGCCTCGTTCAGCCAGGTGATACCGCCCTGAAAAAGTGCCGTACTTTTCTGGAGTTCGAACACCTCGTCCCGCTGGACGATGTTGTCCGCCGCTAACCACATTCGGGCCGGGAGAAGGTCGTGGCTGAGCGTTTCGAAGATCGTGTTCAGGATCGGAACCAGACAGTATTCTTGAAAGTTCCGCCGGGTCACGTCCGCCGTCACGAAGCTGGTGTCCGCCATGTCGAGCATCGGGAGCGGGACGTTGTACGCCTGTGCCACACTTTCACGGATTTGCTCGTACATGTTCAGGGCCGCTACGTCCTTCGGGGGTGTGCTGAGTGGCGACACTTTCGTCGAGTCTTGCACCGCCCAAACGCCGCCCTGGTTGCCCCATCGAAACCGCTCGTTCAGTTGCTTTTCGATCCTCTCGGCCTGTTGCGGGGTCCATGTCTCGTTGTCCGGCGGTGACGCCAAAAGACTCGGAAACGCCATGTTTCTAAGCACCGACAGCCAGCTTCCTTGTTCCTGCCGGAGTAAGCTGAACCGCTGCCAGATGGAGCGAAGTGGCGAGATGCCAAACGAGGTGTGTGGGTCCAGCGGGTCGGCCGTGTACCGGATGTGGATTACGTCGGACGGCTTGTGCAGTTCTTCGGTAGTGCCGGACTTGAACTTGTACCCCGCAATGGCCCCGGTCTTCTCATCCGGCTCGATCTGTACCAAGTGACTCGGAAGAACCCACAGTTCCCGAACCTGGCCGAGATCGTTTCGGCCCTTGAAGATGAAGGCAGACCCGACCAAGCACATATACTCGGTCGTCAGCTCGACGAGCTTCGACCAGGAATACAGCGGGTTCGGCGTGTCAAGAAGATCGAGGGCCGGGTGGTCCACCACTTCCTCAACACTCACGGCCTTCCGCACCCGATTCTTATGGTTCTTCTCGATCCACTTCCGGTCAGTGGTGCGAAGTGCTTTCGTGGTGGAGTTCGGCCGGGAGTCGGCGTGGCCGGTGGCAACGACGAGCTTGAACGACGTGGCGGCCTCAGCAACGCCCTGTGCGATGCGGTTTGTGCAAGCAAAAACCACGTCTTCGTAGGCACACAGAAGGTCGACCGGCGTGGGAACCTCTTGCTGCGTGGGATCGAACCCACCGCCGAACGTGCCCCCGCTGATCGGGGTCCAGATGTTCCCGGACCCGGCGTACCCTTTCTTTGCCACCCGCTTTTTGGTGGTCGGCTTCTTCGGAGCGGTCTTCTTCTTGGTGACCGCCTTTTTCTTCGACTTCTGACCCTCGTTTTTCGGCATGCAGATATCTAGTGGCCTGCCCATCAGAACGGAGCACCCTGCCAAAGCATCTTTTGGAAACGCCCCTCAGCGTCCTTTTTTGCTTTTGCTTCGGCTTCCTCCGGGGTCAGTTCGATCTCGATCTTCCCGGTGTACTTGTCCGCCAAAATGCACGCCATCGACAACGCATCCACTTGGTCGTCGTGGGTGCTCGCCGGGAACGCTAGGAGTTCTTTTTGAAGGTCCGACACCCAGTCCTGATCTGCCGGGAACCACACACTCCCGGCTTCCATTCTGATCTGTGCCGCTACCGCCCTCGTCTCTTTGTCACCGTGACCTTTTGCGTTGAACCGCTTGACCGGTACACTCTCGGCCCGCAACTGATCGATGACGAACCGCCCGACGAACTGCTCCTCCACGCACACGAACTGAGGGTTGTAGGTTCGGTGGACGCTGGCGATGGCCGGCACCAGTTTCGTGCCGTCGAGTCGTTTTCGTATCTGATGGACTAGGACGAGGTGACCACCGATGCAGTCCCAGACCTGAATCACTGAATAGTCGGCAGTGCTCTCGGTGCTGACGGCAGTATCAACCGCCACGAACCGCCAAGCCGCTTTCGCATCAACCTGCTTCCCGGCCAGATTGTAAAAGCCGTCTGCCGCCGTGAAGTACCGGAACATCGAAGCGGAGAAGATGTCACCGTCCGCCGGAGTAACATCCTGGTTGTAAAGACAGTGGTACTTGTGCTTCCCTCCCTTCTTCGCCTCATTGATCTTTGCCAGCGGCACAACGCCGGGGTGGAGCAACTGGCCGACCTTCCGGGTGTCCTTCCAACCGAGAGCGTTGTGGTAGCTGTTACTCAGGTCCGGATTCGCTTCTGCCGGGAGGTACAAATACGTCCAACTGCCGTCGTTGCCGAACGTGGTCCAGACGTGGTTGAATACGTCGTCTTCGTGAACCCGGTGCCCGCATAGGACGATACGGTCCTTGTTCGCAGCGTACACCAACCGGTTGGTCAACGTGTTGGCGTAGAAGTCCAGAACGGCTTTTCGCTCGCCTTCGTGTCGGGCCTTGTCGTAGTCCAGAAGGTCGTCGACGATCAGATATTCGGCATCGAGACCTGTGGATCGGGTGCCGGCACCGACGGCCTTTCGTTCGCCGCCCCGATCGTTCTTGTACCACCCCTTCGAGTCTTGCTTTTCGGAGAGATTGAAGAGACCGGCGAAGTGCTTTTGAAAGACCGTGTGGCTGATGATGTCCCGGGTCTTGTCGCTGTCACGAAGAACAAGGTCTTGTGTGGCGGATGCCGAAAGGAACCGTATCGACGGGTCGGTGATCCAGCACCAAGCGGGCCACAGTACGGAGGTGAATACGCTTTTGCCGTGCCGGACGGGGCAAACGAGAGCTAGCCGCTTGATCTGACCTTTGTGGACGGCTTCCAGGTGCTCGCATAAGGCGTCTACGAAGTATCCGCCGACAAATGGTTCTGGGCGGACGGCAGGCCAAACGAGTTCGCAGAAGTGGCGGAACCGGTTTGCGGCCAAAAGGCGGTCGATCTCGACGAGTGTTGGAGCGGATTTCACGGCCGTATCTAGGCCACAAAATCATAAATCACATAATGACCCCATCTGATGGGGTCGTATATTAAACGTATCAACCCGTACCATCGCCGAGGTTTTTACATGTACGTATTCGCTCGCTACAGCCACCGCTGCTACCACAAATGGGAGGTCAAGGAGACACGGGCAGGAAAAGATCGCCATCGAGAGTCGGTTTGCATCACTATTGAAATTTGCAAGAGGTGCGGCTCTACTCAAAGGGCCACCAGGCCACTGCACTCAACACCTCGTGAAGCAGAGATAGTCGAGCCGACGGAATAATTAGCGGGCAAACAGGTGGGAGAGCCACCCGAAGAAAAGCTGAAATGGCAGATGGGTGGCAAGCGTACTCTTCGACGAGGTTGGGGCATCTGCGATTTTTAGACAAATTTGCGAAACTCCGCCTGCGTTGCTGGGTTTTCTCTTTCGGATTTCAAGGAGAGATTTTGGAGACTGAATCTTCACTAATTCCTCACTAATTTCTTCTTGACCAAGCGAAGGTTGATCGAGTTTACTGGATTTGTCGCCCACCTCTGTCCCCAGGAGGCGATCTCCCATGCTCTCCGGTCTCATTTCCCGTTTCGATGCCGCACTGACACGCAAGGTTGAACAGATTCGCCCTGTTCGGAAAAAAGTGGCCCGCCGTGGCTCGATCACCATCCTGCTTCTGGCAGTGGCCACGACACTGATCCTCAACAATGGAGGGCCGGGCGAGGGGCCAGACACGCCGTTCCACCGCTTCCTCTACCAACCGCTGCTGTTTTTGATGTGGTCCGCCTTGTTCTGTGAACTCGCCTACTGCCATGTTCGGAAGAACTGGGGAGATGATCCAGGGCCGTTCAAAACGCTCAATTCCACGAAACTCCTTGCCGCTTTCGCACCCGGCCTAGTGCTTTGGGCTGGATTTGTCGGTGTATCCACCCGAATGGTCATGGATATTCTTCAGCCGGTGATATTACAGCCGTTCGGTGGTGGCGGTCGCTGCGGACACGGAACCGTCGTTCTGATTCATTACAGTCTCGCAATCTTGATGAATTTTGTGGCTTATATTCTCGCCAGGGGCGACCGGCCACCAATGCCAACGCCTTGCTCTACACCGCAGCCACAGGTGCAAAGCAATCCTACAGCAGACTACGTGATCCTAGCGATTAACTAGGAATTTATTGCAGCCCTCCGCATGACGTAGCCTTGTCATAGTGGAGGTGCTGGGAGATCGCATTAAGCATAGTACTTTAACCCCGACACCTGCTCCCATGACGCAATCGCTTGCCCCCTAGCAGTACTTCGATACGCCGGAGGCAAGCCGGCCAAGATCACTTCCACCTGAGCCAAAAGGTATTTACGCTCGGCTCGACGCCCCCGCATAATTCGCCGCCAAGTATTGACCACGCCGCTGCAAATATAAGCATACAAGTCCTTGTCCGGGTCGAGTTTCTGAAGATTTCGGACAAGGCTGCAAAGTACGGTCTGGGCAATATCTTCGGCCATACCGGGACAGCACCTGCGACGTGCAATTTGGTGTACTAAAAGAACCAATTTTTCGGAAATCGTACCGATTTCGAGCGAATCGAGTACAGCTCGGCGGACAGCGGCGGGTTCAGTCTCTGGTGTCGGCCCCATAATTAAGAAAGTCCGAGGCCGCAGCGGGCGACTCCCGGGTCTCCTATTGAAACGGACGGCAAGCCTACACCGCTGGCGTGCTTCGCCTATCAGAGTGTTAGTCCTTCAAAAAAATCTCAACGTGCATCAGCAAATCGTAATCACTCAGTACTCGCTGGGTCGGTATTTTCCCGTGCCGTATAGCGTGACAGCACTCACACAGCAGAATCACCGTGTGCAGGCCGTCCAGTTCACGGAGCCAAAAATTGTAGCTCAGGTGGTGAACATGAAGAGGGCCGTCAACGGCCGTTGCACCACATTGGATGCAACGGCCGTGATCCCGCTCTTCGACGGCACGGCGGACCGTGGCCCAGTACGGGCTGCGAAGGTGCTCCTGGTGCCTTTTTTGTTTTGGTGTCATCCTCCTAGATATGGAGGTAATTTCAAAATTGAGATTGAAATTCGGCAGCCGCACTCTACTAGTCTGTCGCCTCAATCGAAAGGAACCAAAAAAATGGACAGAGAAGCCTTCACCGTCGATCATGTCCGCCAGCTACTCTGCGAGCAGTTCGGTATTCCAGATGGCACCTGGCACTACCACAAGGCCCGGATGCCGCAGCCCGATCAGACCTACGGCGGGTGGCCGTTTTATTCGGCCACACAAATCGATTTTGTGCGTGCCTATTGGCTGAAACAGTCGGGGGTCAAACGTTACCTTCGGCAAAAGGCCGAGCAACCGGTGGCCTAACCACCAATAGCTTGTACCGGCTTGTTGCTGGTACAAAAAAAGACCACGGGCCGGTTACGAACCGGCCCGTGGTCAAATTCAATGGAACCGTCTTATGGAATATATCGTTCAATGGACCAAACAGCACAAGCGGAAATTAAGAAAAGGACGGAAGAAGAGAAGCGGAAGCTGATCGAAGAACTGGCGAAGCAAGACCCCGACCGCCAGCCGCTCGACATCACCATCACCGGTACCGAGAGCTTCCTGCGGGAGATTCTCGGCACGCTGCTGACCGAGACCGACCTGGCTGTCAAATATCACGACAAGCTGACCACCGAGCACTGGGTGGCCGAGCACCATAAACTGATTTTTAAGACCCTGGCCCGTCACGTCGAGAAGTACAAAAAGCTCCCGACCAAAGCGTACCTCGAAAACGTCCTGACTCAAGAGCTTGACGGCAAGGACGAGGCCGTAAAGCTGTGGCACCTCGGCGAGCTAAATACACTCCTGGAGTATCACACCGACCACCCCGTCCCCGAACAAATCGACGACCACCTTCGACACTTCGTTTTCGAGCAGCAGAGCAAAGTGGACCTGTTGCGGTTTATGGACGCCCGCAACAACAAAAAGGTCAGTTACGAGGAGCAAACCCAGTTCCTCAAGACGATGATCGAGAACCGGGAGCGTAACCTGGCCGGTTCCGAAGACGCCGACCTGTGCGACCTGGACACCTTCTTCGCCGAAACGTCCTCCGAGTACAAGTACCTCGTCCCCCGGCGTATCCCGCAAGGGAAGCTGATGGTCATTCCCGGCCCCGCCAAAAAGGGGAAAACGACGTGTATCATCCAGTCGTTTATCGACCTCGTGTACACCGGGTCGTTCTGGGGAGAAGCCGCCGACCCGTTCCCCTTTTATTACGTGGACTACGAAAACGATACGGCGTACCTGAAGCACTGCATTCTGAACCCGGTCATGGAAGGCCGGGACTGGACCGACCTAAAAAAGTGGTTTAGGGTCAGCAACCGCCAGGTGGACAACAAGGCGTACAAACTCCCGCCCCACGTCACCACCGACTTCCTGGACCAAATCGCCAAGCGGATGACCCAGCCCGGCTTTTTCCTGATCGATTCGCTTCGCCGTTCTTTCGGGCGAAAGCCCGGCTTGAAGTCAAACTGGGAATGGGACGCAAACTGTATCAGCGGACTTTTGGACCCCTTTTCCGAGTGGTCCCACAAAACCGGTCATACCGTCGGGTTCATTCACCATGCGAATCACGAAGGACGGGCCAGCGGTAGCACCGACATCCTGGCGGTCCCGGACGTTCTGATCGATTTTGAAGTTGTCAAGGCCCCTGGAACCGGTCAGGATACCACCCAGCGACGTGTCAAAATCGGTGGCCGTATCGACCACACCCCGCCGCACACGCTCGAATTCGACGACGGTGTGTACCGGTACCTCGGAGCGGGTGAGGATGCCGCTGCCGCACTCAGCGAAGAGAACCTAGCGAACGCAATGGCCCACGTCGTCCGACACCTCGAATCGTCAGGGCCGGAGTCGGGTGCCGCCATGCTTCGGAGTTTCAAAGCCGACAAGCTGAACCTGTCCTCGGCCAAGCTGTACGATGCTCTCCGGGCACTGGAGGCCGAGAAGATCGTCGAGAACGACGCTAAGAAGAAAAAGTACGGGTTGGTCACCGGCTACGCCGATCTGTGGGGGCCGTTTAAGGCGAAGCTCGGGTTAAAGGCCACAAATTGGACCCCCGGCAAGGAAGCGTGATCGGGCCGATAAGAACGATTATCGGGTTGGCAAGGATAATAGGAATCATCATGTCTAGGGGTGATTGTGGTCATCATCATCATCATCATCCCTCCTTACAGTCGGGTGTGATGATGATGACAGATGGCCCCCAACCCTGTACCCGGTTTTGAAAAAGCAACAACCCGACCCGATCATCATCACCGTCGTCACGGTCCAAAATGATGATCCACCCGACCAAGCGGTATTGCGGTCGGGTCCAGAACTATCTACCCGTTGGTAATGAAAATGCGGCGGGTCGAACCACACGAAAGGAAGATCATGTTCGTTGAAGCACAGTACGCCGGGGTGACGTTCAAATCACGCCTCCACGCACGGTGGGCAGCGTTCTTCGACCTGGCGAACTGGAAGTGGGCGTACCAGCCGCTCGAACTCGTCGGGTGGTCGCCGGACTTCCTGGTGTCGTGGTCGTGCGGACATTCCGAGTGCAACGGCAACCACTCGCTGCTGGTCACCGTCCTGCCGACTTTTTCGCTCGGCGACTTCAAAGGGCACCCGTGCCTGGATTACCCCTATGGCCGAGATGATTCCGAAGACACCATCCCGGCCGATGCGGGTGCGGCCTTCGGCATCAACACCGACGTGACGTACTGGGAAATGGCCCACGGTGCCGGTGGTGGTGAAGACAGCGTTGATTTCTGGGTGCCGGACCACAGGCGACTCTGGATACTCGCCGGCAACGCCGTCAGCCCGTCCGATCCGGTGACGGCATCTTCACCCCGAAACTAAGGAGTGTTCAATGAGCGATGACACCCGCCTGAACAAGCTCCAGGCCCAAACGTCATTCACCGCCGAGGAGCTAATCGAATTGGGCGAACTGGAGGACGCCAAGCTGAAGACGCTGGTTGACTCCGGTACACAACACTGGGGAAACTGGGTCTACAATCCCGCTGAACCGCCCTCCATCGACTACAAGCCACAACAGTACGAGATTGTCCTTACCCGAATCGACAGCACCGCCAAACTGGGCGACTGGTTGCTCCACCTGAACGAAAAGAACTGGATCACCGCCGAAGACCTTGGCAACCTCGTTAAAGGCGTCGAAGCCTTGGCAAGTATCGGCTACCACAGCATTCATGGCCGTGGCGTGGCCTAAAAGTACAGCAGTAAGATAGTGTCCCACCAGCAATTCCCGGCCAGTTCGTAAATCGATATTAGAAAAGGACTTCAGTCGTTTCGGGCTCGTAAATCAAATATATGATTGAATATACAATTACAGTGGACGCCTGTTAAGTATCTACCCCCACGCCTGGGAAATCAGCCTGTTTTCATTCTAAAATTTGAAATAATATTTATATGCTAACCGGGCTGTATGGCCGACTTGAGATGCCGGAACAGCCTGAAAAGACTACAAATTCGAGCTTTTCAAGCCGAATTCCACTTGCCGGGAATTGCTGGTGTCCCACCGATGCGGGTCACGGAGCGGAAGTGTTATCCGCCCGTGGCCCACTCCATTTCGTACCGGCCGTACTCTTTCAGTACATGGCAAAATACTACCCGCCGCCGTACTCCCGATTCGTGCAGCAGCAGCACCTCGGACTCGACAACCACACGCTGGCCACGCTGGTCCAGTGCGAGGTGCTCTCCGACATCCGGGAAATACTCGATGACATCGGCAACATCCTGTACACGGCACTGATCCACACGCCGACCATCCAAACAGTAGCCCGACCATACGAGGAAGATGAAAACCCCGATCCAAACGTACCAACAGATTCTTCACGATCACCAGACGGATCGGCAGACGGCCGCAACCCTGGCCCTGGCTGACCAAATACACACGCTGGTCAAACTCCTGGCGAACGTGGGCCAGGCTGTCCAAAAGATCGAGGCCGACACCATCAAGAATACGCCGGTGAACTTTGAGGCCGCCGCAATCAGGCACATCCAAGATCAGTATGTACAACGGTGAAAAAGTGCCAGCATCAAAAAGGCCGAGTGGAACAGTACATACCCAACATGGACGAGAGCAAAGACGAAAAGCCGCTGGTCATCCGGGACGAACAAGGCCGATTGTTGCCCGGTTCGAAGCTCAGCAAAGGCGTGAGGAACCCCGCCGCCGCAACCCAGCATTCGCTCCAGCGTCAGTTCCGTGAAACCGTGGGCACCGACCGTTTCCGTGATGTCGTCGAACGGCACCTCCAGCTAATCGCCGAAGCCGCTCCAAAAGACGCCAAAGGTCTGATCGAGTTGCTGTACTCGTACTACCTCGGCCGACCGAAAGAACACATCGAGATGGACGTGACGCAATCGACCCCGCCCGTCGCTTTGAACCTGGACACGACCGACCTGGCCGCACTCCACCGAATGCGACAAAAGCTGTCCGCCGTGAACGACGACGAGGACGACGTGATCGAACTTAACCCGAACGGAGAAGCGTGAAACTGACCCCCGATCCTTTCGATGCCGAGACCTACCCAGACCGTGGCGTCCTCTACGTCCGTCAGCCGGACACCGGCGTCTTGATTCGCCTAAATGTGGCTTTCGGCATCTCCCTTTATGACGGTGACTCCCGTGACATAATGTTCTCCGGCACCGCCATCGGCAAGCCAAAGGTCATTAAGCTGGCTCAGTCCTCGGACTGA